CAACGTTTGTTGAAAACAATGTAGGTAAACTTATTAAAGATGACGCCTCTAGTAGAAAGTTAAAACTAACTACAGCCATTATTGGTTTAGTAAAAAGAAGTTTAGACAAAAGTAATTTAGAAAGATTTAATACAACTATAAGTAATGCTAAGAAACTAACTGAAAGAAAAAGATATTATGTTAGTGACTATGGTATTAAAAACTATCTAGATATAGTAAAAGATAACAAGACAGAGATTATTAAAGGTGAGAATTGGGATAAATTTAACCTAAATAATATAATAGATTGGTGGAAGAAAAAGGCTGAGTCTCGTTATAACAAACTGAAACAAGAAGATAGATTAAGGAGTGAGTTAGAGGTATGGACACCAGACGCAAAAATAGATATAATAAGATAATGGCTATTTCAGAGGAATCATACAAAGACTTAAAAGAATATTGGGACTTTCAACGTACAAGAGAGTACAATTGGGAGAAACTATGTGAGGTTTGTTCTAACGTAGAATCAAACTTTGCATTTACAAATGGTAAATCTGGTGACGAGTTAAGAGATACATTATGGAATAAGATTGACCAATCTGAATTTGAAAAACCACCTAAAGATTGGGTACCACAAGACAAAAAATATAGGTTATGGAACGAGGGTGAGCCTAAACCTATAAAGATTAAATTTAAAGCAGTAAAAACAATACAAGCTTGACAAGATTGAACGGATATGTTATAGTAAGTGATAATTAAGGAGACAATATGAGTGATTTTTTAAAAGATATAATTAAAGAAAGTGGTAATGAGTATGCAGGCTTAGTAAGCGATGGTATGGATAGTGATGTTACAAGTTTTGTAGACACAGGTTCGTATTCATTTAACGCCCTATTATCAGGATCAATATACGGTGGTATGCCAGCAAATAAGATTACTGCTATTGCAGGTGAGGCTGCTACAGGTAAAACTTTCTTTGCATTAGGTATCGTAAAAGCATTTTTAGATAAAGACAAAGACGCAGGTGTTATCTATTTTGAATCAGAAAGTGCCGTATCAAAAGACATGATTGAAAGTCGTGGTGTTGATGGTAAAAGAATGGTTGTAGTACCAGTTGCTACAGTACAAGAATTTAGAAATCAATCAATAAAAATTATAGACAAATATTTAGAACAACCAGAGGCGAAAAGAAAACCTATGATGTTTGTATTAGATAGTTTAGGTATGTTATCTACTACAAAAGAAATGGAAGACACGGCTGCTGGTAAAGAAACAAGAGATATGACTAGATCACAAATAGTCAAATCTACATTTAGAGTTTTAACATTGAAACTAGGTAAAGCAAATATACCTATGATTATGACCAATCATACGTATGATGTTATTGGTTCAATGTTCCCTCAAAAAGAAATGGGAGGTGGTTCAGGATTAAAATACGCTGCCTCATCAATCATCTATTTAAGTAAACGTAAAGAAAAAGACGGTACCGAAGTAGTTGGTAATATTATACATTGTAAAAATTACAAATCTAGATTAACAAAAGAAAACGCCATGATAGACGTTAAATTAACCTACAAACACGGACTTGATAAACATTATGGTCTTTTGGATATGGCTGAAGCAGCTGGTATCTTTAAGAAAGTATCAACAAGGTTTGAAACACCACAAGGTAAAGTGTTTGGTAAATCTATCAATGACGATCCAGAAAAGTATTTTACAAAGGAGATATTACAACAAATAGATGAATACGCCAACAAAAAATTCAAATACGGATCAGACGAAGAATAAAAGGTATGTTTTTGCACAAAAGACAGGTGCAGATTACACGGCCATAAAATTACTTGATCCAAAATACAGTAACGTAATCTACAAATACGGTAAGGTTAGGTTTGCCAAAGAAGAAAAGGCAGATGGTACCTTGCCAATGAAGTTTGATTATGATATACTATCTAATCCAGAATCAAAAGATATAGACAACCAAGAATTTATAGATTTTATTGGTGACATATTAATAGAAGTAATGGAACAACAATTAAATGATGGAAAGGTAGAGTTTGGTGAATAACGAAAGAATAGAACAAACAATATTAAGAAACTTAATGTACAATGAGCCGTACATGAGAAAGTCAATACCTTTCTTAAAAGATATATATTTTTCTAAAAGAGAAGAACATATCTTATTTGCAGAAATATATAAATTCATTGCAAAATATAATAATCTTCCTACTAAAGAAACTGTACTCGTTGAAATGGGTAACAGAAAAGACCTTAACGATGAAGAAGTTAGATCAGTAAAAGATTTATTAGAAGTATTAAATCCTGAAGATGTTGATCAAAATTGGTTAGTAGATACTACAGAAAAGTTTTGTAAAGACAGAGCAGTACATAACGCAGTACTAGAGGGTATTAAAATACTAGACAAGAAAGATAAAGAAAGATCGCCAGAGGCAATACCAAGTATATTGGCTGACGCCTTAGCAGTATCATTTGACAATCATATTGGTCACGATTATTTAAATGATAGTGATGAAAGATATAAATGGTATCACACTAAAGAGAAAAAGTTTCAATTTGATTTAAGTTATTTCAACAAGATTACCAAAGGTGGTGTACCAAGTAAAACATTAAACATTGCTCTTGCAGGTACAGGTGTTGGTAAATCTTTGTTTATGTGTCACGTAGCTGCTAGTTTTCTTGCACAAGGCCAAAATGTATTGTACATAACTTTAGAAATGGCAGAGGAAAGAATTGCAGAAAGAATAGACGCTAACTTATTAGATGTAACTATGGACGATTTACATGCCTTACCTAAAGATGTATATAATGATAGACTAAAAAAAGTACAAGATAAAACTAAAGGTCAATTAATTATCAAAGAATATCCAACAGCTTCTGCTCATAGTGGTCACTTTAGAGCATTGTTAAATGAACTTGCATTAAAGAAATCTTTTAAACCACAAGTGGTGTTTATTGATTATTTAAACATATGTTCATCAAGTAGATTTAAAGGTGGTAATATATCATCTTACTTTTATATTAAAGCCATCGCTGAAGAATTAAGAGGTCTAGCAGTAGAGTTTGATCTACCTATATTCAGTGCTACACAAACAACTAGAACTGGTTTTGTTTCTACAGACATTGGTTTAGAAGATACGTCTGAATCATTTGGTCTTCCGGCAACTGCTGACTTTATGTTTGCCTTGATGTCAAATGAAGAACTAGAACAACTAGGCCAGATGAAAGTAAAACAGTTAAAGAATAGATATAATGATCCTTCTTTCCATAGATCATTTATTCTAGGTGTAGATAGATCAAAAATGAAATTATATGATGTAGAAAACAACGCACAAAATATAGTAGATAAAGGAACTGAAACGAAAAAGGAAGTAAATCCTTATGATAAGTTTTCAGATTTTAAAGTATAATGGCTAAGACACAAAAAGTAAGATTTAGTAAATCTGATAGAAGACCAAAGGCTGATAAAGACTACGATAAACTACACTATTCTAAAAAGATGATTAAGAAAGGTCGTAAGATTATTTGGCAAGTAAAAGAAAAACCTACTAACAATATAATAGGTACATATTTCTTTGAGGAAGACGCAGATAAATTAGTAAAATTTCAGAATAAACATAGAGTTTGGGAGATGAACGGTGGTATTCCTAAATTTCTATGGTGCAACAACATATAATTTGCTTGCCTCTTTCTTATAAATATGGTATAAGAAAGTTATGGCATACAATATAGCAACAGTATCAAAGTTATTACAACACGTACCCTCAAACTTAAAGAGTGAGTTTACTTCTCTATTAAAGTTAATGGTAGAGGGCGCCTATTATGGTGATGATTCTCCAGTAACTAAATCAAAAACATACATTATAAAGATGTCGCCAGACAATCTAAAAAGAGTATTGCCTACTATAGATAAAAAGTATCAGGCAGTAGTTAAGAATGGTGCTAAAAAATCTGCTGACTTTGTATTAAAAGAATACAAAATAAGATTTATAGAAACAGGTAAGAAGTCAGTAAAACAATTAGACGCACAAGTCACAGCAAAACAAGAAAATGCCTCACTATGGATTATAAGAAGAGCATTAAAAGATAAAATTAGATATACATGTCCTGAAGATATATCTAAAGACCCGAAGTATAAAGATTTAGTGGCCATATATCCAGACGTAATGGAAGATGAATGGTTAAATAATTTCTTTGCACAACAGAAAAAAATATTAGAAGTTTTTAGAGGTAAAACATTTACAGAATATAACAGAGACGGTGGTTTTATGGATTATATTTCTAACTTAATAAGAGATAAGTTTAAGATTTCAAAAAAAGATAGTTGGAACCCTGCCGACATATGGTTAATATCAAACGAAAATAATGTAAAACAAACTATTAATAAGGCAATGGAAGGAAAGTCTGTATCTATATCTAAACTAAATGATGTAATGAAAATATTATATTCAAAACATAAGTTAGCAGGCATATCATTAAAGAAAGTATCAGGCAAGGTTGCAAGATATGAAGAAGTCAATACTAAAAATGCATTGATGAAAGACGCAAAGTTTGTAATGAAGTTAGATAGATCAGTTATGAAAATGGGTAACAAGTCAGATAAAACTTTAATGTCTGCTGATATGAGAATAGATATTAAATCTTCTAATGATGTATGCGAATTTCAGATAAGACAAAACGGAAAAGGTTTTAATCAGAATTTAAAATTTGATGGTAAATTTAAAGGTGCTGGCGCAGCTCGTATAGGTAAAGTACCTGTAGATTTATTAGCAAAACTATTAAAAGAATATGGTATAGGAGATAATAAAAGTTTGTTCTTTGTAAACAATCATAACCTATATCCTAAAACATTAGGTGCCTTTGATAAGGTAAAATCGGTATACCAAAAACGATTTAATTTAGTAAATAGAAAAACAGATACGGGTATTTCAGACAATAAATTTATTGATAGTATGTTAAAATCGTACAATAGTGTTGACCTAAAAAATGGTGTATCACATACTAAACTAATGGAACTAGACTTTTTATACTGTATATACTCTATACCACAAGCAAAAAGAGACAGAATGTTGACAGATATGGTATTTTTAGCAGAGAAAAGAGGTCAACAATTTGGTCCATTTGGCAAGTTATATTAGTATAAATATAAGTACTTGATATATTGAATGAGAAAGTGAATTAATTTATGGATAAAATGAGAGAAAAATGTTTAATTTTAAAGGTTTCATAACTAAAGAAAAGAATACACATTTAGAACATCTAGAAGACGATATAATTAATAGAGGTTCAAGAGGTGGCGATAATGCTATAAAGTTTCTAAAATCAATTAGAAACATGTTGGTAGGGTCATCTGGTGCCAAAGTAAATATGTCTGTCAAATGGGATGGTGCGCCTGCTATTGTGTGTGGTGTTAATCCAGAAAACGGTAAATTCTTTGTTGGTACTAAATCTGTATTCAACGCAACTCCAAAAATCAATTATACACCAGGCGATATTAGAAGTAATCATAGTGGACCTGTTGCAGATAAACTAAACGTTTGTTTGAGAGAATTAAAAAAATTAAGAATTACAGGTATCTACCAAGGAGATTTACTCTTTACAAATGATACTAAAATACAAAATATAGATGGCGAAGCCATGATAACTTTCACACCAAACACAATTACATATGCAACACCAGTAAACTCTACTCTAGGTAAAAAAATTAGAAGAGCAAGAATGGGAATTGTATTTCATACAAGTTACACAGGTAAAGATATGAAAAGTTTAGGTGCTGGATTTGGTACAATATCTGGTAGATCAGGATCATCGGCAGTATTTTTAGCAAGTGCTGGGTATACAGATACATCTGGTTCATCAACGTTTACTAAAGGAGAACTATCTAGATTTGACGGTCTTATTAGAATGGCTGAAGGCTCTTTAGGTAAAGCGTCTACTATATTAAATGAAATGTCAAGATCAAATGATTCTTTATCAGTTGGTTTCAGACTAAAGGCTTTCTTTAATCACTATATTAGAAACACACAAGGCCATATGGGTAAGGTTAAACAATTGCAAAAAATGTTTAGAGATTACTACGAGAATATTTTAACGGAAGAAATAGCAAATAGAAAAACAGAAAAAGGTAAACAAAAGTATAGAGATATATTAGATACTAATTTAAAATTTATAGATAGAAATGAACAAGCATTATATTTTACTATAGCTTCTCACGTAAGTTTAGGTAATGCAAAGAACTTTCTAATACAAAAACTATCTCAAATACAAAGTATCGGACATTTTATTAGAACATCAAGTGGTTACAGAGTAACTAATCCAGAGGGTTATGTTGCAGTAAGTAGAGCTGCTGGTGCAATTAAATTAGTAGACAGATTAGAATTTAGTAGAGCAAACTTTACTATTGCTAAAGATTGGGTAAAAGGATAATGAAAACATTTAAACAGTACGTTACAGAGGTAGATAACAAATATGTTTATGCAGTTGAACAACCAAAGATTGTTTTAATTGGTGGTCCTGGTTCAGGTAAATCCACTTATGCAAAATTTTTAGTAAAAGAATTTAACATAAAACATATCTATCCTGGTGATCTATTAAGAGCAGAAAAGGCCAAAGGTGGCGATATTGCAAATAGATTATCTGATCTAGGTAAAGGTGGTTTTGCACCTAATGATATTGTTTTAGAACTAGTATTCAAGGCTGTTGCAGAGGCAAAGGGTGGTTTTGTATTTGATGGCTTTCCTAGATACATGCAACAAGTAAAAGATTTACAACACAAAAAGATTAGCATAAACAATGTGGTCTTTCTAAATGTAAGTGAAAAAGAAGTTATTAGAAGACTGACTGCTAGAGGTCGGGCTGATGATAAACCAGAAATTATAAAGAATAGAATATCTTTATATAAGAAAGAAACCGGTCCTGTAATTGATTATTACAGAGACAAACAAGGGTTCATAGAAATAAAAGCTGAAGGCGGAGAACCGGAAGAGATAGCAAACACAATAATAAATAAGGTTAGAAATGAAAACATTTAAACAGTACGAAAACAAAGTAGAAGAAATTGATTCTATTTGTGAAAATATGAAATATGATGACCTTGTGGTAGAAGAAGCCGAACATCAAGGTAAAAAAGTAAAATTAAATAACCCTACCAGATCAAGTGATGGTAAAAAGAAGTTTTACGTATATGTAAAAAATGAAAAGGGTAATATAGTTAAGGTTGGATTTGGTGATCCGAATATGGAAATAAAAAGAGACGACCCTAATAGAAGAAAGAATTTTAGAGCGAGACACAATTGTGCTAACCCAGGTCCTAAATGGAAAGCAAGATACTGGAGTTGTTATCAATGGAGAGCTGGCGCTAAGGTGGATAATTAATAAAGGAGATATAATGTATATAAAAGGTGGAATGAAAAAACTAAGCAAAGCAATAGCAAAATCTACTAAAGAAAGTTTAGATAGAGAAATAGCTATCGCAGAAGAGGAACAAAGAATGATGGACGAAGAAAATGGTATCAAATTTCCTACAAATCCGGAAATAGACCAGACATATGAAGCGCCTCAACCTATATTAAATGAAGATAGAAAGTTAGTTGAGTTGGACGATGGTTCAAAATTAGAAGACATGTCAATCAAAGAAAAGATTGGTACATGGTCACATAATTTTAATCAATTAGACCCACACAATAAATTTTACTACTTATTAGAACAAGGTAAGGGCATTGTTGAACTAGATGATACAAAAAGAATAAATGGGTATAGAGTATACGGATGTGTTAGTCAAGTATGGGTATTGCCGTCACTAAAAGAAGAAAAGATGATCTTTGAAGTAGACGCTGACTCACATGAGGCTAGAGGTGTAATGTATATTTTACAATCAATATTTTCAGGTCACTCACCATCTGAAATTTTAGAAGTAACAGATCAAGAAATAATTGATATAGGTTTCTTTGAAACATTGAACGAAAAAAGACGAGAGGGTACTTTCGCAGTAGTCAATGCTATAAGAACATATGCCAAAGACATGGTTGAAATGTTATCAGACGAATAAAGCGGAACAGTAATGAAAAACTTACAAGAAGTAAAAGCATTTTTAAATGAGGGTGTCTATGACAAAGGCATTTTCAAGGCCTTCTTCTTGGCGGGAGGACCTGGATCAGGTAAATCTTTCGTTACACAAGCCGCTTTTGCCGGTGTAGGATTAAAAGTAGTAAACTCTGATACAATTTTTGAAAGAGAATTGTTAAAAGCAAACATGTCATTAAAAATGCCAGACGAGGAAGCATACTTTAGAGATAAGATAAGAGCAAAAGCAAAAGTTACAGCAGGTTCACAATTAGACGCCTATGTAAAAGGAAGATTAGGACTCGTTATTGACGCAACAGGTCGTGATAAAACTGTTATCAATAGACAATATTCTATGTTAAAAGCAATAGGTTATGATTGTTATATGATCTTTGTAAACACAAGTTTAGATGTGGCTTTAATGAGAAATGAATTAAGACCTAGATCAATACCAGAATATATTGTAAAGAATAGTTGGAACAAAGTACAATCTAATATAGGTTCTTTTCAACAAATATTCAGACCAAGTAATATACTAATTGTTGATAACAATAGATCAGAAAAAGAATTAGTAACCAATACTATTCAAACTGCTTCAAAATATATTAGAAGACAAATTAACAGACAGCCAGATAATTATCTAGCAAAACAATGGATAGCAAGAGAACTAGAAGCTAAGAAAAGAATATGATTAAAAAATTTAAAGATTATTTAATTAAAGAAAGTATCATAGATATACCTAGAAGAACATATGCTCCTGGTGTATTTGATAAGGCTGATAGTAAAGACCCTATAATAAAACCTAGTGTCAAAAAACAAATACAAGATCAGATTAAAGAATTTGAAAAAGAATATCCTGTTATTAAGATAGCATTAATAGGATCAATACTAACAAAGAGATATAGAAATGACGCTGATCTTGACATTAATGTATTGTTTGATGTACCAAAAGAAAAACAAGAACAAGAAAGAGTTGATCTTTCTCAAAAGTATTTGTCAGCAAAGAACCCAAAAAATATTCAAGGTAAGTTAATACCTGGTACACAACACCCTATCAACTATTATTTTTTAACTGATCAATCAACTTATGATGATCAAAATAAAAAAGCAGACGCAGTGTTTGATATAGAAAACGATAAGTTTATTAAAAGACCAGACGACTTTACTTTTGATACAAACTTATATGTAAAAGAATTTGAAAGAAAAGTACAAGAGTTAGATGTAATTAAAGGTGAATTAAAAAGAGATATAATAGATTACAATGAATTAGTTGAATTACAACCAGATGATATCTTAAACTTACAAGACAAAATTAATACAAAGTTAGAAGAAATAGAAGATAGTATTTCAGATGTAATAAAGATAGGTGATGGTGTTGACGCAGAAAGAAGATCAGCATTTAATAGTGATATGACACCAGACCAAATAAGAAAGTATGGTATTAAAAATAGATTACCTAAAAATGTTATCTATAAAATGTTAGAAAAATACCACTATTTAAAATTCTATAAAAAATGTAAACAAATTTTAGATGATGGTAAAGTTACAGACGATGAGATAAAAAGTTTGACTAACGAACAAATAGATGAAATGAATTTAGAATCTATTGCTTCAGCATGGAACGACATGATTAGAAGAACATTTAAGGCACCTCAAATGAAAAGAGGTGTACAACTATATTTAAAATATTTAAGACAAGGTATGAAAGACGCTAAGAACAAGGCGGCTCAACATGCTGGTATAGACTATAACGAATTTGGTAAGGCAGTTAGAGACGCTGGTTTACCTGAAGAAGTAAACGAAGAAATAAGAAGACCAAGAAAATCAGTTGCATTTACTTTTGGTAGATTTAATCCACCAACTATAGGACATGAAAAACTTATTAGAAAAGTTAAGTCAGTAAGAGCAAATGATCACAAAATTTATTTGAGTAGAAGTGAAGACAGTAAGAAAAATCCATTATCGCCAAGTCAAAAACTAGCGTATATGAAAAAGATGTTTCCTTCTCACGCAAGAAATATAGAGATTAATAAAACTAATATGATATTAGATATAGCTACTACTTTACATAATAAAGGTTATACAGAGGTGTTTATGGTAGTAGGCAGTGACAGAGTAAGTGAATTTACAACCATATTAAACAAATACAACGATGTAAAATCAAGACATGGTTACTATAACTTTGACAACATCAATGTATTATCAGCAGGTGAAAGAGATCCAGACGCAGAGGGAGCTTCAGGTATGAGTGCAAGTAAGATGAGAGCTGCAGCTGCCAAAGACGATATAGGTTCTTTTAAGAGAGGTTTACCTAGTGGTGTAAACGCTGCTGATCTAATGAAAGATGTTAGAAAAGGTATGAGATTAGAAAATTTAGTTGATCAACCATCTACAAAAATGTTAACTATGGAACAATTTGATCAACAACAAATAAGAGACTTATATTTGAGAGATATGATATTTAATATCGGAGAAAAGGTAGACTATACCAAACAAGATATAAAAGGAACAGTTAAAAGAAAAGGTACAAACTATATTGTACTAGAAGATAACAATAATAATTTACACAAAGCCTGGATATGGGATTGTATACCAATCGCCAGTGATAAAGAGGTTGCAATTAGAGAACATAATTTAAATGTAGACTATGGCTTTAAGGCTGTATCTGAAAAGAAATATAATAAGATATTTGCCGACTTAAAGAAAGAAATTACGATGAAATTAGAGAAAGAAGCACATGAAATAGGCGCCGATTACGCCAATCATACTAAAGAAGTAACACCTGGTGAGGCTCCAGAAGCTAAACCAGTTGACGCAAAAAAGAGAGGGTGGCCTACACAAGGTTACAAAGAGATCAAGACAGAGGAAATATCTGAAAAAGATGTAAATAATTGGGCAAGTGAAGCAGATACAATAGATAAATATAAACAAAGATTTAAGGAGGAGTGGAAAATCAAGTTAGATGAGGCCGTGGCCAAAATGATCAGAGACTTGTAATACACCGTACTATGACAAAATATAGAAAAACAATGGCAGAGGCCTGGAACGAGGCAAATTTAATAGAGAGTGGTCTAATGGGAACTATGACCGATACTCAATTAGCAAACATTAAAAAAGTGTGGGCTAAAAAGACTATGAAAGACGTAACACCAAGTGTAAAAAATATGCTTGATAAAATGGATATGCCAACTAAAGTTGCAGTTAAACATGCTGGTATTAATATTCTTTCTAAAATAGTATTAAAAGATGAGGTAGATATGTCAGTTGATGTTTCAGAAACATACACTGTAGTTATCACTAAAAAAGATGGTTCAAAAATGGAACTAGGCAAGTATAATACTCCTGCTGAGGCACAAAAATATGTTGACATGTATGGTAAAGGTGCTAAGGTTAAAAAAGAAGAACTTCAAGGCCAAAAAGAAAAGAATAAAGACGAACTAGAAGAAGGCAAAATGTCAGACATTGACGCCATGAAAAAAGATGGTGCCTCTGCTAAAGACATTGCTAAAGCATTAAAGATTTCAGTAGCAACAGTTAAAGACATACTAGGCGAAGACGAACAACAAAACAAAGAAGATTTAGAAGAGTCTTTTAGTCCTGCTATGTTAGCAAAATTAAAAACAGAATTTGGTCCTTTAAAAGGTAAAACTATTACAGCTGCTAGAGCAAAACAGTTGATGAATATTTTAGATAAATTAAAAGATAAAGATTTAGAAACTTTAAAAGGTGCAGGTATACCTTTTGTTTCTGGTGGTGCAATGTCTAAACTTTCAGTAAGAAAAATGAAATTCAAAGTAACTACAATTAATCCTTTCAAAGAAGAAACAACGGAAGAATCTTATACAGTAAAATACGTAGACCCTTTAAATAAAAAGAACTTACGTATGAAACATGCTGATGAAAAAGACGCTCAAGATATGATGGATAGATTAAAAAAAGCTGGCGTTAAAGATATTAAAATTGTAAAAGAAGATTTAGACGAGGCTTCATTTGAAGAAGCATGTTGGGTAGGATATAAACAAGTAGGTATGAAAAACAAAGGTGGTAAACAAGTACCTAATTGTGTACCTGAAGAAAACGATTTAGAGGAAGAAGTATTAGATGAAATGGCTGCTTTAAGAAAAAAAGCAGATAAGTCCGGTATCTCATTTAGTATTCTAAAAAAAGTATTTGATAGAGGCATGGCTGCTTGGAAAGGTGGTCACAGACCAGGTGCAAGTCAGCACCAATGGGCTTATGCTAGAGTAAATTCATTTATCACAAAAGGTAGTGGTACATGGGGTGGTGCAGATAAAGATTTAGCTAAACAAGCAAGAGGTCAAAAAGAAGACCTTGACGCAGTGCCACAAGATAGAGACGTTAAGAAAAAAGATGGTACTCAACCTAAAAAATACTATAAAGGTTTAAGTAAAGATGTTAAAGGCGCAAGAGCTTCACACTTTAAGAACAATGATTCTAACAAAGAGGCACCAGGAGATAAAGACGCAAAAACTAAACCATCTATTCACACACAAAAATATAAAAAAATGTATGGCGAGGGTGCAAGAGAATTAGTATTAAAATTCTTAAAACAAAAAATGCAAACTTCCAAGGAGGAAAAATAATGAGTTATTTAAAAAATAAGCCAAACTCTTTAGAAGATATGGCAAAACAAATGCAGATACACACTAATGAATCTGATTACCAAGATAAATTTAAAAAAGAATTAGACAAAGCCGGCAAAGGTATAGGTTCTATGACGCCAAAAGAAAAAAAAGATTTCTTTAATAAAATAGACAAAATGCATACGGCAAAAAAAGAAAACTTTAACGAAGAAGTTAATTGGACAGAAGCTGCTGAAGAACAAGAGAAAAGATCAGACGAAGCTAAGTATTATAAAGCTGAAGAAAAATCTGAAATTCCAGCAATTGATAAAGACAATAAACCTGGTGTTAAGATCGCTAAGATTAGAGCAATGAAAAGTGACGACAAAGAAAAGAAAGAGTCAGAGATTGATAAACTTAAAGATCAAAACGCATTATTAAAACAAAAATTAGAAAACGAAAAACACAAGGCAGTTAAGCCAGCACCTAATAAAGATACAGGCGAAGTACCTTTATCTATTGGTATTGCTTACAAACATCTAAAAGATAAGATGAAAACTGAAGCTGCTAAGTATAAAAAAGAACAAAAAAAAGACGAAACTCAAACTAGAGATCAAGAAATGGCAGACCCTAAAGGTAAAACTGACACAGG